GTGGAGTCTTCTGAGTCAGTAGCCCAGAACTCCTCCTCGGTTTTGAGGATTGGTATGCGGTAGCACATACATTGCGGATGCCAGCCGGTCCACTGAAAGTCTTTGGGGTATTTGCCTGCCAGCGTGTCGCAGATGTCCTCCACGTGTCGGCCGTTCTGAGTGGTCTTGATTTCGTAACCTACAACGAAGTCGAACTGCTGCCAGCGTGCCTGTTCGGCTGAGCGGTAGGCCATATTGGCCTCCGAGCGAGTGAGGCGCATGGCATTCTTGTATGATGAACGGTAGATGCCACGACCGGGATGATATGCAGCGGCATTCTTCGATAGCTGGAGATTGCCATACTTGTCACGAACACGGCGAAATAGTTTATCCGGCTCGTTTAGATACTGCTTCATCTGCTTGGCGAGGGATGCCGCCGATGTGCCGCGCTCTATGCCTACAGATAGTCCCATTTCAAGTTCCTGCTTGTATTGCTCGCGCAGATTCCACACACGCTTCGAGAGATTCATGCCATTGGAAGCGCGTGTCTGAAATGCTTTTAGATGGTCAGAATTAGCTTGATAGTACCGTTCATAATCGTCACCCTCCTTGCTTTTGACGCCATATGCTTTGAGCACTTTATTTGCGACCAAATCTTGAAACTCATTGCTATTTTGCCACTCTTCAGAAGTAGTACGGTTGACAGTTGCAATAACGTCGCTGACATAATCATCAAGCAGCGCCTTGACCGCCTCACGAGTAATTGGATAATCTTGGAAGCGGAACACTTTCCCTCCATCCGGGTCAAAATCAGTGCGCATAGCTATCTGAGCAGCCTCACGATTAAACTTATCGTAAACCTGCTCAATAAGCTTGCCATACTTCGCCAGTCGCGCTTTGAGCGCAGCGTTCTGTTTCTTCTGATTCGGAGTTCGGGGTGTGGACATCGATTACATGGATTGTTCAAACATGTCAGTTATCGTAGAGGCTGCATCATCCTCACGAATCTGTGCCAGTGTCTCTTCCGGATTGACAGAGTGACCGAAAGCCTTGATTGATTCAATCTGCGACATGATAGGCTTGCCTCCGTTGGCAGTCATGATGCGCTCAATAGTGGATTTCTCGTCCTGCTGGATAAATGGGGTTATCACGTGCTCGACATCGACATTATCAATCTCAGATTGCCATGCTACATTCATCTGTCCAAGGAATGCCTTGATAACATTCGTCTCGCGTTCGAAGGCCTCAATCCATACGCCTGACTCATCGCCGACTTTAAGGTGTGCATCAGTAAGCAGCGTCTGCCGAGCATCGAATCCGATATTGCCGAGGCTCATCATATTGGCAAATGATATATCTGGCATCTGCGACTGACTCCAGAATAATTTCGTCAGCGTATCGATATGGTATTTCAGTGCCTCGATAGCCTGCGACCATGACACATAGCCCACATCGCCTCCATTCTCAACCCTGACCAATCGGCGCGTCTCCCCTTTCGCCTCTTTATTGCCCGATAGCTTACCTACCACTTTCAATATAGGTGCGGAATTATAAGCTATGACATCTGAGTTGCGCGATATGGTATATTCAATCTCCTCACGCAGCACCGATAGGCCGTGCCATATAGGTTTATGCCGATAGATGTATACTCCGGGAATCTTGCCGACAGGGAGTACATCATCTTTTACTGCCTCCCATGCGCCGCTGTTCTGCGCCCACTTGTAATGTTTGTTGGCCGTGTAGGCTTCAAAGTAGGTATTGCTCTCGCCCTTGACCTTGCGCACATATTTCACTGACATGGCAATCAGGTCGCCCGATTCATCAAACAGAGGATAAAGTGAAGTGCCGTCCATCGGAGAATAGGTCTTGCACTTAAGTTTGTAACGGCTATTGAATCCATAGAGGGTGTTAGGTGACTCAATCACATACCACACAGTGAACGCCTCGCATGATGCGAAGTAATTCAATGCTCTCTTGTTGTTGATTGAATCTATGCGGGCATGCTTATAGATAGCCTCCATAGCCTTTGCTATCCCCTGCCGAACCTCGCTGCCATCAGTGTTATGGTATACACGCTTCACTGGAATAGCGAAGCTAAACTCACAGATTCTCTTGGTCAGCAACTGTTCCAATCCGATTGGTATACGCGCTGCCTTCTCAATTGAACCGTCATCCCTTACCTTATCCTTGCGGTCGAGATGGTCATTGACTATGCGATGCAACTGAGGCTCGTAGTCTTTAAGTGATTCAGCCCAGTCCTGCACATCTACTGTCTTATCTGTTAGATATGATATTGCCTCATCAGGCGTCATACTTCCGATTATCTCATCTATTTCATCCATATCGTGAGTGGTTATAAGAATCCTAATTTCATTATCTCATCATCCGTTATATCATCCGCTTCGCTATGACAATAGTTTATGGCATAGCAAAGCAGGTCGACAAACTCATCATGCGGCATAGCAGGGAAGCCACAGACCTCATTTGTAAATTCACCGTTCCATAATCCTTGCACAATACACACCTTGCCGGATTCCACAAACGGCGAAGCTGCATTAAGACGCGTCTCTTTGCTCTCCCGAGGTGATGGAGTAGAAACGACATTCAGATTTGTCAGCTCCTCCAACTGGTCGATTACAGATATGCCGTTGGCTTTAGGCTCTATGCGGATTGAACTGAACCGATTATAGCCGTTGCTTTTGACATATACAGGAATATGCCGCACAAGGTCAGGGAATTTCATATTGACCTTTTCAGCGCAGGTGATATACAAGATGCCGTCGATACAGCATACACCGATGATGCCGGTGGGGTCATTGGTAGTTTTTTCAGTAAAGGCAGTGTCGATAAAGAATACAATCGGAAATTCCAGCTCCTTGCCTTGTCGCTTGCTATTGAAGGCCTCGAGAGTGATATATTTAAACCATGATTCTCTGATGATATTACCGCCCTCAATTGTAGGTGATTGCTGATATAGGGCTGAGAATACCTTTGCTGATCTGCTCTTCGCCGCCAGCAGGCGCTCAAGTGAGTGGCGCTCCGGCCAAAGAGGCTCACCTACTTGACGCGGATCAAAATCATTTCCATCATCAAGCGTCTCGCGAATAGCAGGAATCTTAAGCACCGTCCAATTCTGTGGTTCATATTTGAGGATGCGTCCGGCAAGATCATCTTCGTGCCAGCGTGTCATGATGAAGAGCTGCCTCGATTCGTTATGCAATCGGGTCATGAGTACGGACGTATACCAATCCCATACCTTTTCCCGCTGATTCTGTGAATACGCCTCCATGGCATCCTTTACAGGGTCGTCAATAATCGCAATATCAGCAGGTGTGCCTGTCAAGCTGCCTCCAACGCCGACTGCCTTATAGAATCCGCGATAATCAAGAATATCGAAGTAATCTTCATTTCGCTTATAACCGCGCACATATCGGCCATTAGTGCCATTGAGAGTCGTCTCACTGAATATCGTCTGATACTTCTCGTTGTTGATTGTGCGCTGGATGCTCGTAGAGAATCCATCTGCAAGTATCGATGAATAGGAGCAGCCAATTATCTTAAGATTTGGATTGCACCCCAATGCCCACGCAGGAAAATTGCGCGACACAATTTCACTCTTGCCATGCTGCGGAGCGATAAAGACCATAAGATTCTTTATCCTCCCCTCATAAAGCATCTGGCAGTATTCAGCTATAACTCGATGGAACCATTTGAGGTGATACTTCGGAATGGTATATTTCAGAAAAGATGCAAAATTAGTTGGAGCTTCCTGCCGAAGTTCCATCTGCTGCAATTTGTATAATCTTTTGATTTTATCCTCTTCTGGAAGTTGCACGTCTATTATTCCGAAAGTCGTTTGATTTCTTCCTTTATCTCATCGAGCGACATCTCTTCATCGGCATCAGGTTTGCGGAATGCCACGTTATTATCCTGCCGCTGCCGCCAGTGCTCAGGGTCAAGATTACACATCAGGAAGATGGCTGCCGTGACATCGGGTTTCTGATACGTCTTGCGCTTGTGGCGGAGCATACGGTGTATCTGAGGGTTGCCGTTTGCATCAGGGCGATATTCGGAATTCTCCTCCTCAGTGGTGCGCTCTCCTCCCAATGCAGCCTCCATAAGAGTCCCGAATAGCTTCTGCGTGTGCGCTTGCTTAAAGGACTCTTTGCCTCGCTCAACGGCCTCTACATACTCAGCTTTTTCGAGCCAGTTGCGATGCGTCACATCATGAATCCCCATGGCAGCACAATATTGTTTGAGCTGAGCGCCGCCATACTCCATCAGTCCATGCTCAGCAATCCACTCCTCGCATTCCTTGACTTTCTTCGGATTGTATTTTGCCATATTATCCCTGTAATTTGATTAGCTGATAAAACTCTTGCTTCACCTCGGGGCGTTCGAATACACCCGACACGTAAGCCACGGTCATTTGCCCGGGGTTCTTTACGCCACGCATCGATTTGCAAAGATGAGTGCCTTTCATTACGAGAGCCATACCGGCGCATTCGCCATCTAAGGCTTCCGTAAGCATCTCCACCGCTTCCTTTGCAAGTCTCTCCTGCAATTGCATCTTTGCTGCGCAGTATCCAATGACACGAGCCACCTTGGATATTCCAAGAATCCGCCCGGTTGGGGAGGGTATATACGCAAAGTAGTATTTCCCGAAAAAAGGCAGGATATGATGCTCGCACATCGAGTAATAGTTACCCGAATCAAAGACCATATCTGTGATTTTATCCTCATTGTCAAAAGTTGTTATCTTAGGTTTCTTTGCCGGATTGTAGCCACGGAAAATCTCTTCCCACATGCGCAGGATTCTATCGGGCGTGCCGATAAGGCCTTCGCGGTCGGGGTCCTCTCCTATATATCGAATCAGCTCGCGGATAGCTTTTATAGCTTTCTTCTTTGTCATCTTATGTCGAGCACCTTTTGAGTCTGCAGTGATAGTTTCCATAGTGGGTTATGCTTGATGAAATCAATTGTTTCCTGTAGAATCTGCTGATTCTTTTCTACATTTCCTGTGTCGCAGGGTTGAAGATAGTATTCCGTAGCCTCTATCTCCTCATACGGGCTCATATCCTGCTCTTTGCCTCGATATATCACCTTTAACTCATCAATCCAGTCAAGTTTGATTTCCGCATTCTTGCAGAAGTCAAACTTCGGAGAGCATGTCACCCATTGAAGCCCGGCAGGAAGAGCGCGAGTGCCATTTGTCTCGATAGCTACATAATAGCCATTCTCAACAAGCAGGTCGATAAAATCCTCTGTTATCTGCAAGCTCGGTTCGCCTCCGGTGAGTATGATATGCTTGCAAAGCACATATTTGGCGATTTCTCGCAATACTTCACCCTCGGTATATTCTTTATAGGTCTGATGTTTCGTGTCGCAGAAATCGCAGTTTAAATTGCATCCGGCGAAACGCACGAATACCGCCGGAGTCCCGGCCCAACGCCCCTCTCCTTGGAGAGAGTAGAAAATTTCATTAATTCTCATGACGCTTCTCTTTTACATACACAGCGGAGTTTCCTTCTGACTCCTGCACTGAGGCCTTGTAGCACTCGGGTATCTGGTCTACTATCCATTTCGCGATATTTTCCGCAGTCGGATTGAACGGCAGCAGCTCATTAAGATTGCCATGGTCAAGATAGCCATGTATCTTCTCTTTGATATGCTTGAAGTCGCATACCATGCCATCCTTATTGAGTTGCTTCGCCTTGCAATAGACGGTCACAATCCAGTTGTGACCATGCAGATTCTGGCACTTGCTTTCATAGGAGAGGTTGAGGCGATGCGCCCCTGCTATCTCCATTCGTTTTGATACGTAGTACATATTTACTTAATTCTGTTTTTCAATAAGGTAATACTCCACCTGCCTATCGTATAGCTCTTTTGCGGTAGGCAGCGTCTTTATCGGGAGACTATCAATCAAAGACTGATTGTCGAATGAGGCTGCATTCTGCTTCATTCGCTCGATGGCTTTCAGCTTGTTCTTGATAACTATAATCGGAGTCACATAGACGCAATTATGCTCACGACACCATTGCTTGACAATCTCACCACCACCATAGACTACGAAAGTCAACCGGTTGCCGTCAGCGATGCGCTCTGCTATCATATACTCATATTCCAATGCTGGTATTCTGTCGGAATATCCACGAGTACAGAATGAACCATAGCCTTTCGGAACTCCGAAGAGATTAGCGGCATAAAACTTATTGGCTACATTGAGGTCAACGAACACTCCTATCCCTCTTTCCTGCATCTGACGGGCTATCCAACGCTTCTTGTAAATAGCTTGCAGACCAAACGCCACCGGAGTCTCATTAAAGAGCGAATAGTTAGGCTCAACGATGCTTGCCGGATTATGTTTCAGAATCTTCTCCGGGTGCTCATAGATAGATTGCCAGCGGTAATCATCCGTATAGAAATGAAGTGTGCCGTGACCACCCATATTCTTTGTACGCTTCTGCTCACCGAAGCACAGGAAAGGAATCTCGACCAGCTGCGGCTGCATAT